AGAAACATTCTGGCCAAAGTATTGGTACATTGCCAAAGAACTTGGTGAAGGTGCTAAGACCGAAGACATTCTTAAATGTATGGAGGCAGTCGGTGGTGTTGCACTAAAGGTAGCACTAGAAGAAAAATCAGCAGGTCCATTTGGATTCAATAAAACCAAGGAGGGGGAAGGCGATGCCAACTTATCAATTCAGGAATAAAGATACTGGAGAAGTAACTGAAGTTACTATGAGTTTCACTGTTCTCGATAAATATAAAGATGATAATCCACATCTTGAACAATATCATGATTCATTTCCTGGTCTTGTAAGTTCTGCCGGTGTTAAAAATCCAGTTCCTGATGGTTTTAGAGACGTATTGAAGTCAATCAAAAAAGCAAACTTCGGTTCAAATATTAATACACATTAAATATATGCCAAGAAGAAAGAAAGAAACTCAATTTGATTTTGTTAATAGTAGCGCAAAAACTATGAGACGTAAAAAACCAATCAACGTCAATCATTTAAAAGAAATTGAACCCAAAACAAATACACAAGAAAAAGTATTTGAAGCGTATGACGAGGGCAAGAATCTCTTTCTTTATGGACATGCAGGTACAGGTAAAACATTTATTGCTTTGTACTTAGCACTTAAAGAGATTCTTTCTGGAACTTCTGGGTATGAAAAAGTCTACATGGTTCGTTCATTAGTTCCTACTAGGGAGATTGGATTTCTTCCTGGAGACCATGCAGACAAGTCAAGTTTGTATCAAATTCCTTACAAGAATATGGTACAGTATATGTTTAAGATGCCTGACGATGCATCATTTGATATGCTGTATGATAACTTGATGGAACAAGAAACTATTTCTTTCTGGAGCACATCATTCCTTCGTGGAACTACTTTAGATAATTCAATTATCATTGTTGATGAGTGTCAGAATTTAAACTTCCACGAACTTGATTCTATCATCACTCGTATTGGTCCTAACTGTAAAATTATTTTTGCAGGGGACATGAGGCAGACTGATCTCCGAAATACTGCTGAAAAGAATGGTATTAATAACTTTATGGAGATCCTTGATGTTATGGAAGAATTCTCTATGTTTGAATTCGGTCTTGATGATATTGTAAGAAGTGGACTTGTCCGTTCTTATCTAATTAGCAAATCTAAAGTAAAACCTGATCTTTAATTTATGTTTACACATATGAATACCGGAGTAATTCTTGAAGACATTGATGCAACAACTGAATCAAGTGGTAAAAGAGTTTACTCCGTTGGTGATGCTGCATATCCATCAATCTCTACAATTTGTTCTTATAGAAAGCGAAAGTCTATTGCCAAATGGCGAAAGCTAGTTGGAAATGAAGAAGCAAATCGTATTTCTAAGCAAGCATCAACTGCTGGAACTACACTACATAGTATAGTAGAGGATTATCTAAACAATTCTTTAGATCTATCCAAGTACGAAGATAAGTTTTTGGCATTGATGCTATTCAAGCAAGCGAAAGCAATGTATGATCGCATCGATAACATCCACTTTCAAGAGGCACCCCTGTATAGTCATGAGTTTGGTATTGCGGGGAGAGTAGACTGTATTGCAGAGTTTGATGGAGTTTTATCCATCATTGACTTTAAAACTTCAGCAAAACCAAAGAAAAAAGAATGGATTGAATCATACTTTGTCCAGGAAACTGGATATGTTAAGATGTATGAGGAAAGATCTGGGTTAAAGATTCCACAGATTGTAACTGCAATTACATGTAATACTGGAGAGACACAGGTGTTCAAAGAAAACCCGGATGATTATGTGCCTTTGCTCAAAGATTACATTGTAGAGTATACTAATGCCCACAAAGAAAACCAAAACAATCAATGAAGTAATTGAAGATAGTTTTATGGACAAAAATAAATTTTCAATGACTATTGAAACTATGGTCATTGAAAGCAATAAATCCATCAATTATATTGATGCGATCTGTGACTTTTGCGAGTCAAAAGATATTGAAGTTGAGTCTGTTGTAAAATTGATTGCACCTTCATTGAAGGAAAAAATTAAAGCAGAAGCAACCAGACTTAACTACATCAAGAAAACAACAAGAGGTGTTTTGCCAATTTGATTATGAATTCATTTCAAGTTTATTCTACTTATGTTGCATTAAAAACTCACTTTAGTAGAAAAACATATGATTATTTTAAATATCAAGGTTCAGTAAAGACATCAGAAAAAGCATATTCAAAAAGACCAGACAAATACTTTTTTGAAAAAATTTCTAATAAGTATACCAGCAAAGATCAAGTTATTCAATACTTTGTATCAAATTTCCTTGTCAATTCTAACTTTCATATTATTCAGATGAATGATAAGAATTACTTAGAATGGCAACGAAAAATGCAAAGTTTTTCTTATCTTTTCTCTACAGACGTTGATACTATTCTTGAAAAGTGTACTACTATCAATGAATGTATGCAATGCAACAATTCTAACCATTCACAGGTATTAAAACTATTTCTGGGTGGTAATGTCATGATGGAAACACTCATCATGTTAAATAGACTTACTGGATTTATTGATAGGTATGATGATCTATTAAGTGAAGATGTAATTTGGAAACAACTTTCATTTACATTAAAGAAGTACGATCCGTTTATTCAGGGAAGTTCAAAACAAGTAAAAGAAATTATTTTAAAAAAAATATGAATTCATTCTCTTCAGAAATTGTAAAACGAGAATTGCAAAATGTTGCAAAGTTATATGCTGAACTTCAATCAATTAGAATGCGTCCAAACTTTAAGGAAGATGCAACTGTTGAAGAAAAGCATGATGTACTTAACAAGATGGAGCGATTGTTCGATATTTGCGAAGTATTGTATACAAGAATTCAACTCTCTGATGATCCAGAATGTATTCAAGCAAAGGATGAATATCGTAGGGAAGCAAAAGAACTTGGATTGCCATCCTCACCTCTTTCTTCGGACATCTATAAGTATGCTCGGCAGGCGGTAGAGAATATGAGACGAGAGTTGGGGGTTGACACCAAGTAGTTCACATGTTATGCTTATCAAGTTGCTGAGGCAACAATTAAAACTGTTAAAATTGTAAAACAAGTAGAAGAAAAAAACAAATGTCTTTTGATGCACTCGAAGCACAAGGTTCACTCCTTGATAAACTTACTGCCTCTCTTGATACCAAGAGTGGTTATACCGACGAAAAACTTTGGAAACCTAAACTGGGTAAAAATCAAACCGGAAGTGCTGTAATTCGATTCCTTCCTCGTTCCCATAACAATCCTCTTCCTTGGGTTAAACGTTATCAACACGCTTTCAAGGTTAATGATCGTTGGTTTATTGAAGAATGTCCTACATCTCTTGAAGGTCGTAATTGTCCTGTTTGTGAAGCAAACACTGAACTTTGGAAAAATAACGAGAAATCACTTGCATCAGTTCGTAAGCGTAAACTGAAATATTATTCAAACATTTACGTCATATCTGATCCTTTACATCCTGAGAACGAAGGTAAAGTTTTTGTTTATCAGTATGGACCTATGATCTTTGAAAAGATCACTGATGCAATGAAACCTAAGTTTACAGACATCGAAGCGATTGATCCCACTGACATCTGGAAAGGTGCTGACTTCCATCTTCGTATTAACATCCGTTCTGGTACTAAGTTCTGGGAATACGATAACTCTAGTTTTGGTGCTACAGGAATTCTTGGAAACTACACTAGAGATCAACTGAAATCAATTTATGAAAATCAGCATGACCTTTCTGAGTATGTCAAACCTGAAGTGTTTAAATCTTACGAAGAAATTTCTCGTAAGTTTGCTGAGATAACTGGTTCTCGTCCCAACGTAGATGAAGAAGTTCGTTATGAGGAGTCTTCATTCAGTGCTCCTGACTTCAATGCTCCTGACATCACCCACTCTGCTCCTGTTCCTCAACAGATGAAGGAAGAACTGAATAACCTGACTGCAACTGCTCCTACTAATAGTCAGGACAATCATGTTTACTTTGATGAACTAATGAATGATCTTTGATTGATGTCTAGTATGTAGAATAGGAAGGGGGAAACTCCTTCCTTGTAATTTACTTTAAACTAATGCCTAAATGGATTCATTCTGGTAACAAATCAAGACCAGATAAAAGATTTAAAAATGTATCAACACCTAAAAAGAATGCAGCAAAAAATAAAAAAA